CCCTGAGCAACTGCTTTGATGCACATGGCTACAGCCCAACGATGTTCACTCGGTAGTCTACCCGGTCTCATACCTATTTTCCATGTCGCATGAGAAAGAGTATATACTCTGTGCAATTTACGATGAAGTCTGCAACCAATGTTAGATACATAACCGTCTAGAGAGATAAATTCGAACGTATGTTTATCAGTTTTGATGGTGTCTGGTTTGACTAAGAGTCCGAGTCCATGTGTCTTCTTCGAGTTTACACTTGCATAGTAGTGCATTAATTATTATTTGAAAGCATAAGTATAAGCATCATCCACAATTAAAAGTACATCATCTCCCGAGACTAGTCTGGAATATGCTGTTTTAGGTATTTAAGCTTAATGTGCTAAGAAATCTACGTAAGCGAGTACTCGCACTGTATTGCCTAGTGTTGTTTCATCGACTCTTCCTGATAAAACCGTACCGTCAATTGTACCTGTTATCATAATATTACCGGTATCTGGATATTTCATAAAGACTTTGTGTTTATAGTTAAGTACATTCTTCATTATATCATCAGTTTATTCTGCATTAGTATATTCAGATAAAATTTCTGGTGCCCATTATTCTCATATATAACTATCTAATAACTTCATGATTTAGCTGTCCTGTGTCGAATCATGTTATGCTCCGTCAAAGGTTAACAAGCAAGGATTGCGTATATTGTTATATTCTTAGTAAATTAAATTTCGTATATCATTATGCGATTTCTTGTAACAGAAGCCCTTATCAGTACTAGCAACGTGCTATAATATGGTTGAAGCTAGTCATCCGTATAACACTCTGTAAGTGAGTCTTGGTGAGATTATGTTCCTAGATCTGTAGTTATTTCCTTGGTTTATCTCATCTGATTTCATTAAAGCTTAGTATTTACTACTTACTACAAAATCGTCTTACAATAAATTTTTCCATGCATTTGCATACTCAATCTTTTTAGTCCCTTATCTACTTTCTATATACTCACTTGGAGTTACAACGTGTCTATCCGGGTCATAAGCAAATTTCTGTCTCCATTATTTTGCGAATGTTTCAAAGTCTTCTACGTCATCAGGGTTAGGTTTTACAAAAGATTAGCATTACCTAGCCACCAATGCGTAAAAACAGGCTTTTGCAGATGTTTTTACTATGTGAGTATCTCCTGCCAGATGTGGTAATCCGGTATAATATCAATCACGAGTTTGTTTATTTATTAATGGTTATCTTATCTTTAAATATTCTATCATTTTTGCTAGTTGCATACTATCCTGGTTGTCATTAAAGAAGTTAAGTTTAGCTCTATGAGAGACTGAATATATTGCTTCCAGTTATTCGTCACTTATATCAACATATAAATCATCATTCTTATCTAATTATAACAGCTCTGTCCTTAGCTCTCCCCATCTCTGCTTTTTCGCTGTTTTCGATAATTT